CTACACAGAAACCAGTTGCACTGTATGAATACTTAATACGCACATTTTCTAATGAAGGTGACACAATCCTTGACCCATGTATGGGTAGCGGAACAACAGGATTTGCTGCCATGAATACTAACAGAAACTTCATTGGAATTGAGAGAGATAAGAAATACTTTGACATTGCACAGAATAGGTTAAACAATCCTCTGATAAGTGCACTGCAATAATATACCTCACCTCTAAAGTGTCCCTGTAGTATGAAGAACACACACATCGAACACCCAGAAGACACCATTCTCACTGGTGATCTTTCTGTGCTTGACTGGTTCACTGGTGATAGTTACCTTTCGACTAAAATTGATGGTGCTCCTGCTATTGTTTGGGGCAAGAATCCTGCGACTGGTAATTTCTTTGTTGGCACCAAAAGTGTATTCAACAAAGTAAAGATCAAGATCAATGAATCACATGCTGACATTGATGCTAACCACAGTGGAAATGTAGCAAAGATTCTACACGCATGTTTCGATTATTTGCCTGATCCTAAGGGTGGCATTTATCAGGGTGATTTCATCGGGTTCGGTTTTGGTGTAGCATATACACCTAACACCATCACATATATCTTTGATGAGGTAATCACACAGGATATTATCATCGCTCCACATACAGTTTATACCGCAGAATCTGATTTGCGTGATGCTGTAGCAAGTCCAATGAAGTTTAACATTACTGATACACCTTATTGTAAGTTTGTGAAACCCAGGACGGAGATTTGTCCTCACCGCGATGACATCGAAGACCTTTGCAAGTTTGCGCGGCAAATGTCAACGCTCTGCACTTTCGTCAATGAAAAGCAGTCTAAAGAACTGAAGAAAGTTATCAATTCTTATATCCGCGAGGGCAATCCCGTGAATGAACATGAGATTGCAGAATTGCATGATGTTGACATCAACCTGCTGCGATTGTGGAAACTTGTGTATTCAATTAAGATGGACCTTTTCTTCTACATTAGTACAGAAGATGTGGTTGATTGTTACATCGGTGGCAATGAAGTTGCCCATGAAGGTTATGTCATGCACAATGACTTTGGTTCCTACAAAGTTGTTGATCGTACCACATTCAGTCGGTTGAACTTCACCGTTGCCAAAAGTTGGTGATGTAAATGTTACTCACCACTAAACTGTCCCTATAGTATGAGCACTGATTCCATGACCACTCAATCCTTCGCTGACTACGTTGCCACGCAAGATGCACGCAACACGATTCAACTTAACGTGCGTAAGTATACGCTGATGCTGTGTGATGTTCTGCTGCTGGATTATGTTGAGCGTTCAATCAAACATCACAAACGTAGCATTGCCACTGGTAATGAAGTTGGCAACTATCATCAAAATGCTATTGATGAACTGAAGAATGGCAACTATGATAGTATTGATTATAAGTTCTACATTGAAGAAGGTCGTAAGTATCACAAAATTGTGATGGACACTGGTAATCAACTATCTGTCCATGCCTTTGTTGATAAGAAGACTGGTGAAGTTTACAAACCAGCATCATTCAAAGCACCTGCAAAGATTGTGCGTTACAATCTTCTGATGATTGAGTCTCGCGAAGAATGTTTTGCCCGTGCAGATTGGGCAGGAGGTTATCTCTATGTTCGCTGACACTAATCGTCAACTTCGTAAACTTTCTATCTACAAACCGATGCAATTTCAAGTCACACAAATTGATTTTGATTTTGATGATGCCATGACCGTTGATGATAAACAGGAAGTATTTGATGAGGTTGTTGGTAACATTTGGGAAGCAATCGATGAAGAAGATTTAGTTGATGAGATCACAACTGCAACAGGTTGGTGCATCAATTCCATCGATTATCGTCACATTCTTAACTGAAACTCATGATTACATCCAAGAAACAAATGCTCAACGTGATGAAGAATTGCGAGGGTGCCGACACACTAACAAGGGAGGAAAAGTTTCAAGTGTTTGTTAGAGTCTGCGACAATATGCTGAAAGATGGTAGAATGACCAAGGCAACTCACAAACGTTTCACGGAGATTTGGTGACATGAAATGGGAAGTTAAATTGTATGTTGGTGGCAAAGTTTTCACAGAGGAAGTTTATGCCAGTAATTATCAGGATGCAAGGGAAACAGCAACAGCACGCAATCCTAGAGCAAAAGTGATAGGAGTCAACCCGATTGTGGGAGGTTGATGTAAAGAAAGAACCAGTTGAGGAACTGGCACACAACCGGTTGTGTGGTTGCTGTTTTCATGTATTATTAAAGAGTCAAAGGGATTCACCACATGCAAGTCACCAATTCTGCCACCATCGTTGATTACTTTCCCGAGGCATTTATTGCTGAGGTTGATGACATCAAAGGCATGAAAGTTGTTGTCAAGCGTTTCATCCGTCGCGTTTATTTCCGTGCTACTGGTCAGAAATCTTACAGCACTATTGGTCAGATTGAAGCAAAATACGATTGGCAAGCGCGTATTGCTAAGGGTGCAACAGTTACAGGATTCAACACTGACAAAATGCCTCGCGCTGAGTATATGCCACTGATGTGCTGAGTTTATGTCACTTATCAAACATTATCTCCATCAAATCATGACTGAAACCACCGACAAAATCATCGATCGCGATCAACTCCAAGACAACCTTATCAATCAGATTCTGGATGACATGGACATCAAAACTATGATGGCAATGTTGTATGATATGATGGATGAGAGTTATGATAATTATTCGGTGAAAGAATTGATTGCAGAAGTAGAAGAATACTACCCACATTTGTTGGAGGAAAGTGAAGTATAAAACCAGTTGACAAGGTGGCACAAGGTCGCTTGTAATTCCCCCCGATCTGTGCCATCATACTGGTATGAACAAAACAAACCTCTTCTCAACTCAAAACCTGACCGACCTTCAGGATTTTATGTTTGACACAATGTTGCCTGCTGATGATTGTGTTGATTGGTTCTGCGATCGTCACGATGTTAATGCAACTGACGACGTGATCGATTTTGTTGTTGATGCACACTTTGCCTTCCACGGTAACTGACACTTATTCTTCCTTTTCTTTTCTAAACTAACATCATGACAATCACAGAACGCAATCAGAAACTCTACGATCTTCGCAAAAAACTGGATCAAAAGAGAATGGAACTCGCATGGATTGAAACTGAGATTATGGCAGTTAATTCACAATACGATCGCGAGAACCGCGATACACCTTTGTTCGATGAAATGTTCGGAGGTTGATAACATGAGAATCTTTTTTCTTGCCCTGTTTGTTATTCTCGGTGCTAATCTTGGTATTGAGTTGTTAGATAGCAACATGACTCAAATTATCAAAGAGCGCAACGAATCCATCCAACGCACTATCAACAACCTTTGAAAACTACAACCGCAACTTATTCAATTCAAGTCACAGAACCGGATGGATTTACATCATTTTTGAAGACGATGCCCACACGCCCAACAACACATAAGGGGATCAAAGCACAGAATAATAAGTTATCAAAATGGGTAGAAAAGTGCTATCCTAATTTTACATCTTACGAAGTCATTCTGCTTTCCTAAAATGTTATTTGTTTCTGGTCATTCTCCGTTTCTTTCATTAACTCACCGAGTCTACGATTTTTTTTCTGAGTTATACGAGGTGAGCGCGGATGTAGAAGTTTGTCACACTAATCTACGAGATGAGCACGCGCTAGGATTTACTGAAGTTAATGGAGATGAGCAGTTCATTCAGATAGATAACGGATTGAATCGTGAGGAGTTTATTGTCACTTTGCTCCACGAACTTGTCCACGTTGTTCAAAATGAGAAAGGCATGATTGACGAATCTGAGAGAGAATCTGAAGCATACAGATTGGAGGGGATTCTTTACAAGAACTATTGTGCCAGTCTGCAAGGTGTCCACTAATCCTCCCACGGCACGCTGATCCGTGTATATTAGATGCATGGGGGACAACGCCCCATTCACTTCACTAACTTCACCAAACATGCGTAAGATCGAAAAGCAAATGTGTGCCGCAGTTCAGTCTAACATCGACTGGCAATCTGCTAACACTTCTGTTCACTTTGATCCTGAAACTGGCGTCTCTATTGTTCGTCTTCACGGCAATAAGATCGCTGAGATTAGTGACAACGAC